TTGGTACCCCTGTTATTTCCTTACCTTTACAAAACCATCTTTTTGCAAATTCATAAGTGTCGGGAGACACATGTGTTTTTGCAATGGATAGTTCTGCCCCTAAGTAATTTATTCATTTTATATAAGTCTTAGCGACTTTGTCATTCTTTATTACGACATCGTCTCCTAGAATTATATAATCTTTAAAATTACTTAAACCATTCAAGTGTGCACTTCAATGCACAACTAAATGGTGGGTCAGGGTAAAGGCCGTCCAGGAAGAATATGCTCCCATGGGTTGACCTACTTTATAGGAAATAAGGTCACCTTTAGGTGTCATAAACTGCCTGGTAGATAAAATCCACATTCAGCTGTCAGCAAGATCCTTGTCAAATATTTGTTCAAGGAGTCTTCTCTGAAGGCTGATTGGGAATCTATCTGTGGCGGATGATAAGTCCAAAGACCAAAACATATCTTTCGAATCGCTCCAGTTATTACTGGGATCCTGAGTATAAGTCCTATCCTGTGGTAACTTAGTTAATCTAAACATAAGTTTATCATGGATTGGTTTAAGAAATAATTGTGTATAGTAATCTACTATGGCAATTATTCTTAACTTAGCCTCTGGATCATAGATGAACGAGAGTTTACCTAGAATGGTAGGTTTACCATTCAAGTGTTCTCAAGCTCACTTATAGCTTTTCGAAAAATAGTCGATACCAGCTTGGTCAGTCAATTTGAAGATTGCTGCCATCAAGTCATAGGAATAGGAATATAGATATTGCATCGCTGTTAGCGTTGCTTTACCTATAGGTCCAGCCTTGTTTGAGAGATATATCATTGTCTCGTCAAACTCGGGCCTGGTTTCCTTCAACCTATACCTTGAAACGAATTCTTTAATAAAACCAGTGGGTATAATTTTCTTTATTACACCCGGTTTTGTTATCGAATCGTAATCTGGTACGATCTTCTCTCTCTCATTCTTGTTTAGAACAAACGAACGAGACAATGTTACAATTGTTAGGAGTAACTTCTTCTCCGACAATGTACCATTGGCAAGTTCTTTGAGAAAGAGAAGAGCTTTTGGCCACCCTGAGGAATCTATTCCTATTTTTAACTTATTCACAAGTAGTGGATTACCACACAAATACCTTGTTATGTGGAGTCTCTCTTGCTTGAGAATCTT